CTCTCGGCCATCCAGCACGCCATGAACCTGCGGCTCCAGGATGAGCGGGCCTTCTGGGCCGAATACCAGAACGAACCGCTACCGGAAGATGACGGCGACACCGATCAGCTCACGGCGGATGCCATTGCCGCCAAGACCAACGGCTATCCGCGCAGCGGTGTGCCGGTCGGGGCGAGCCACCTGACCATGTTCATCGACGTCCAGGGCAAACTGCTGTTTTATGCCGTCGTCGCCTGGGATGAGGATTTTACCGGCTACGTCGTGGACTACGGCGCCTACCCCGACCAGCAGCGCCGTTACTTCACGTTGCGCGAAGCGCAGAAGACCCTCGGCCGCGCTGCGCCGGGTGCGGGACTGGAGGGGTCGATCTACGCCGGTCTGGAAAGGCTCACCGACGATTACCTGTCGCGCAGCTGGCGGCGCGACGATGGGGCCGACCTGCGTATTGAGCGGTGTCTGATCGACGCCAACTGGGGCCAGTCCACCGATGTGGTCTATCAGTTCTGCCGTCAGAGCAGCCATGCGGCCCTGGTCATGCCCAGCCATGGCCGTTATGTCGGGGCATCGAGTGTCCCCTTTAGTGAATACAAACGCAAACGCGGCGAGCGGGTGGGTCATCACTGGCGGATTCCCAACGTGCAGGGCCGTCGCCAGGTGCGCCACGTCCTGATCGACACCAACTACTGGAAGAGCTTTGTTCACGCGCGACTGTCGGTGGCGATGGGCGATCCGGGTTGTCTGTCGCTCTTTGGCCGCCAGGGTAGCGAGCATCAACTGCTGGCCGAACACCTCACCGCCGAATACCGCGTGCGGACCGAAGCGCGAGGCCGCACTGTGGATGAATGGAAGCTCCGACCCGGCGGCCGGGACAACCACTGGTTCGACTGTCTGGTCGGCACGGCGGTAGCAGCGTCCATTCAGGGGGCGGCCCTGGCCAGCGTCGAGTCGCGCACCGACCGCTCGCGTCAGCGACTCAAGCTGTCCGCATTGCAGAGGAGCCGCTAACGATGAGCCAGTCCATGATGGCGCAACCCCCGTCCGCCCCGCACGTGGGGCTGGTGTGTCGGCACTGCGGTTGCCAGCACTTCCTAACCGTCTACACCCGTCGGCGCAACGATGGCATTATCCGACGCAAACGGTGTCGCCACTGTGGCGCCGCCATCACCACCCGCGAAAAAATCATCTGACCCTACCACATCTGGTACAAAGTTGGAAAAACCCGCCTTGAGGCGGCGAGTTTTCGGTCTGAGCGGGTAATCACACTATGACGGGCGCAGTGCCCGAGAGGTGATACCCATGACTGATACCCTCGATAACTCGATCCAGACCAACGCCCAAGGCCCGGCCAAGGCCAGCGGCGACGCCGGCAGCATGGAGCAGCACCCGCTCTCTGAGCAGATCGCCGCCGACAAGTACCTGCAGTCGAAGAAGGCCAGCCGCGCGAAGGGGCTGGGGCTCAAGCTAGCCAAGATCGCACCGGGAGGGACCGTCTAATGTGGCCGTTCCGCAAAGACAGGAAGGCTCGCCGGTCCCTCCCGGCCGTGGTCCGGGCGCGATACGACGCGGCCCAGACCACGGCCGAGAACGCCCGCCACTGGGCGATGGCCGATGGGCTCTCGGCCGATAGCGCCGCCGCGCCGGATGTCCGCAAGAAGCTCCGCGAACGGGCCCGCTACGAGGTGGCCAATAACAGCTACGCCAAGGGTATCGTGCTGACGCTTGCCAACGACTGTATCGGCACCGGGCCGCGTCTGCAATTGCTGAGCGACGACGCCGAGACTAACGGCCGCGTCGAAGCGGCGTTTGCCGCGTGGTCACGCGCTGTCAACCTCGCTGAAAAGCTCCGCACCATGCGACTGGCCAAGGCGACCGATGGCGAGGCCTTCGCCGTTTTGAGGGCCAACCCCAGGATCGACTCTCCGGTGATGCTTGATGTGCAGCTGGTTGAGGCTGACCGCGTGGCCGCGCCCGTTATGTCGGTGCTGCCGACCGAGAGCGACGTTGACGGCATCAGCCTCGATAGATGGGGTAACCCGCAGACGTATACGATCCTGCATCAGCATCCGGGCGCTCTGGCCGCGTGGCCGACCCAGTACGACCGGGTGGACGCCGACGTCGTGGTGCATTGGTTCCGTAGCGACCGGCCCGGCCAGCACCGGGGCATCCCGGAGATCACACCGGCGCTGCCCTTGTTTGCCCAACTGCGTCGCTACAGTCTGGCGTTGATTGCCGCCGCCGAGACCGCCGCCGACTTTGCGGCGGTGCTCTTTACCGACGCCCCGGCCAACGGGGAAGCCCAGGCACTGGAGCCGATGGACGTGGTCGAGCTGGAAAAACGCATGGCTACGGTGCTACCCGATGGCTGGCGACTGGGCCAGGTCGAGGCCCAGCAACCGGCGACGGGCTACGGTGAATTCAAGCGTGAGATCCTCAACGAGATCGCCCGCTGTCTTAATCTGCCCTACAACATCGCCGCCTGCAATAGCTCGGGCTACAACTACGCCTCGGGCCGGCTCGACCACCAGACCTACTACAAGTCGATTCGCGTCGAGCAGGCCCACCTGGCCGAGGCGGTGCTCGACCGTATCTTGGTCGCCTGGCTCGACGAGGCCATGCTCACGTCGGAGCTGTCCATACTTCGGCAAAGCCGAAGTATCACCCACCAGTGGTTCTTCGACGGCACCGAGCATGTCGATCCGGCCAAGGAGGCCAACGCCCAGGCCACCCGCTTGGCCAGTAATACCACCACGCTCGCCGCTGAGTATGCCCGTCAGGGCAAGGATTGGGAGGTCGAGCTGCGCCAGCGGGCCAAGGAACAGGCGTTGATGGATGAGTTGGGACTTACTGCCGGCCAAGTCTTGTCTCAGCTGAAGGAAGATGAAGAGGATGAGGCAGTCGAACAAGCCGCATGAACTTGGTGAACGGCCCGGTAGAGGCCATCAAAATCACACTGAACTGGATTGAGCGATTCGAGTCTCTTTAGAGATAGCGACTTCGCTTCAGATAGCTGTTGGTTGAGTAATTCGGTTGCTAGGACATAGAACGTCCATTGTGACAGGTCCAGCGGGTTGATGGTGGTCTGATCCTTATGGTGCAACAGGGCAAAAACATAGATGTCCGCCTGCCGTCTTTGCTGTTTGCAATAAGCCCTGGTCTCGGCAGACCAAAGCCGTGTCGGTCGGACAGAAAACTGGAGCCGGGAGTAGTCGTGCTGATGCCAACTCTGAACGTAGGCGGCGGATTTGACTTCAATGCGTATTCCGGTGGATGTTTCGATATCAAAGGAATCCCACTCAAGACGAACACCGTGATGCTCGCCCAAAGCCATGGCAACGATGAACTCGGCCAAAATGCCGCGCGTGGCATTGCTCACAAGATCCGACGCGTACCATTGCCAGAACTCGAGGAGGTGAACCTGTTGGCCCAATCCATGTGAAACAAAAAGCTCATCTCCCGTTCTTCGTGAGACCGGGATTCTTGGCAACTCCATTTGGTCCTCCTTTAGGTGAGAGCCAGGTTTTTCGGCTCAATTGTAAAGGGTAAAACAATGTCTGGCAACCAGTATACCACTCGGGGCACCACACCGACCCCCTGCACAGATACCCCTAGCCACATGGTATTCCGCTGCCCCCTGACGGTGGAAGCGGCCAGCGGCGCCGATAAACAGAGGCCGCAGTTTCGCATGGTGGCCTACACAGGTGGCACCATGCGGATTGCGGGCTTTCCCCACCCGGTGGTCGTTGACCTGGAAGGTCTGGCCGTCGAGCGTCAGGATATTCCCGTTCGCCTGGACCACAACCCGCGCCAGGGCGTCGGTCACACCCATCGCGTCCTGATCGAGGACGGCCAGGTCCTGGCCGAGGGCCTCATCAGTCGCGATACCTCGTGGGCCCGCGACGTGGCCCACGCCGAGCAGATGGTGATCATTCCATCTGAAGATCTCGCTGCCGGCGGCGACATCGCGGACCGACTGGCGTTTGTGCATCCGCGGGCGGTGACGCTGACGTCCATCGGCATCATGTTTGACGGCGCCCCCGCCGGTGTGGACGACGCCAACACGTCCGTCATCCTGCTGGAGGACGACGCCTCCAACGCCATTGTGACCAAGACGTACAATACGGCCACGCAGCCGCCCACCTCGGACTATGAGGACCTGGGCACACTGGATGCGACGCACAAGGTGCTCACCGCCGGCGAGCATGTGTTGTTCTCGATCACCAATGGGGCAACAGCCGATCTGGCGTCGGGTTCGCTGGTGATTCGCTACGTGCCGACCAATGCGTAACCAGAGCATCCTCTTTTCGTGTGGGGTAGGCGTCGATGGCTGACCTGTTAAAGACTGGCTCCGACTGGCTCGGCCAGATGCAGCAGAAGCATGCTGCACAATCGGTCACGTGCACCCGCCAGGGCAGCGCGGAGCAGTTCGCCATTGACGCTACCCTCGGCAGGACCCAGTACGAGCTGAATGACGACTATGGCCCGGCGGTCAGCGCCGAGGCGGTGGATTTTCTGGTGGGGACGGTCGATTTGCTGTGGATACCGCAGGAGGGCGACCAATTTCGCCTGACCTACGACGATGGGAGCGTCGGCGTCTACGAAGTGATGAGTATCCCCGGCGAGGGGCACTACCGTTATAGCGATCCGTACCACCAGCGACTGCGGATTCATACCAAGAAGGTGGCGACCGAATGACGTGTGCAACCAGCGAGCAATATGAACATTACTGTAAGGGTGAATTTGCCGAGATCCATCGCAAGCTCGATGTCATGGACGAGGCGATTCGCGGCAACGGCCGCGTCGGCGTTAAGGTGAGAGCAAGACCCTACATGGGGCAGGCCTTTAAGCCATCTTCCGCTACCATACACTTTCTAGAGGCTAAACGACCACCCCCTCTCTATCGCCCATGATGATCCGCTTCATGTCCCGCCCCGGCCCGCACATTGAACCCGCACGCCCCTTGAAATGGCAAACAATATCCACACCAGCACCGCTCGGCACAAATAAGAAAAACAACAGCACCCCCGATGGTTGTCGCATTGTCGACATGAGACGGAACTCAGCTTCAGCGACCAGATAAAATGACTTGGCCCACCGTGCCCCCTCAGTCCCCCACCGTGCCCCTCAGTCCCCCGCTACCTGAGGCAACCAAAACTCCTCCCCCTCCTCAAAAGGCGCAAAATCCTCCGGGCGACTCGTTACCCGCAGATACCAATGCAACTTCATCGCCCCATTATCGCTCCTGCCCTGGTCATCAACGTACCAGAGACGCTCTTTCTTCAGGTACTCCGCATGACCATCGTAAAACACTACGTTGCTCCCCTCACGATGCCGATACGACACCACCCCCACATGCACATTGCCCTCAACGTCCGGACCATAAATATCACCCCAACGGTCCCAATGCAACGCATAGTTGATACCACACGACAAATCCGTGTAACGATCCTTACGCGTGTTCACCGCCGTGTCCGCCGCGTCCAGAAACATGATCTTCTTCGACGGCATCGGAATGTTGCTCAGCCGAAAAAACTCACAGTACGCGTCCTGCCTGTCCGCACTGTACCACGGACGCGGATCATATCGCAGCATACTGTCGTTATACCCATACGTCGCCGGCATCCCCGCATCGGGCCAACCGTCACCATTCGAATCCGTAACCCTCAAATTCGCCACCGTACTGCTCGGACAAATGTGACTCTCCGGAAAAGGCGTCAAACGCCATTCCGACGACACCATCCGCTCAATCTCCGCATCACTCAGCCCCAGCAACTGCAAATACTTCGGCGTCTGAACCCACGCCTGCCACACCACGCGACCAAGAGGATCATAGTCCGCATACTCCATATTAGCCGCCCCGTACTGCCGCAAGTGCGACAAACACTTCACCCCTCGCGCCTGCTCCCGCGCCCCCGCCAGACCCGGCACCAGGATCGCCACCAGCAACCCGCTGATAGTGATCACCACCAACAGCTCTATCAACGTAAAACCGTGTAGGGGCCGATGGAAGGCTTTACAATGCCTCCCAAAGCGTCTCGTTTGGTAACGTTGGCCCCTGACACGGAGATTTCTGAAATGAGCAGCAAAAAAAGTCACCAGAACAGTTTGCCAAAGAGTCCCCAGCAGA